ATACTGCTTGGGTAGATGAATTATGCGCTGCACGGAAGCAAAAAGAAATTATGGACATGATCGCCTTTTGTCTTCGGATAGGGAGCGATCCAAGGTGTATAATCACCACAACTCCAAGACCAACGACTACCATAAAGCGATTAATAAAAGACAAAACAGTCTACGTTACAAGAGGGTCTACTTTTGAAAACAGAGAGAATTTATCTCCTGTTTTTTTTAGTTCAATCATAGAAAGATTTCAAGGAACCCGAATTGGAAAACAGGAAATATTTGGTGAGATTTTAGATGATAATCCAAGTGCATTATGGAAGAGTAGCAACATCGAAGAAACACGGGTTAATAATTATCCAGCACTTATCAGAATTGTAGTTGGAGTTGATCCGGCGATCACAGCTACAAAGAAGTCGGACGAAACCGGGATTATTGTCGTTGGAAAATGTGCAAATGGTCATTTTTACATCTTGGATGATAAGTCGTGTGTCGAAAGTCCGAATGGCTGGGGAAATGTCGTTGTTTCTGTTTACAACAAATTTAAAGCCGACAGAATTGTCGCAGAAGTCAATCAAGGTGGTGATATGGTTCAACATGTAATAAAAACGATCGATCAATATGCTGCATTTAAAGGGATTCATTCGAGTAGGGGTAAAAAATTAAGAGCAGAACCAGTAGCAGCATTATATGAACAAAATCGTGTGCATCATGTGGGGTTATTTCCTGATTTAGAAACTCAAATGGTCGAATGGGATCCGGAAAATGATCCAGATTCACCAGATCGCATCGATGCTATGGTGATATGCATAACTGAGCTCATGGGTGGTCCAAAAAGAATAGGCAAATATAATCCATCCGGAATCGAGGACTTTAAGAGAGAAAGTCCGCATCATTTAGGTGGATGAATTAAATGATTTTTTGGAAAGAGGTGAGAAAATGAATGAGCTATTAGAACGCTGGGGAGAAGCCATGACCTCAATAGCATTTGAGGAAATGAGGATAGAAAGAGAGTGTCTGCAGAACAATATCAAGTTCGATGTTGTAAGGCGGATAGCCGATTCAACTTCATGGTCTTTACAAAAATCATTAGACTTTTGCCTTCGTGAGAAGGAGGGAAATAGAGAATGGTCTTACCGACAGACTCCCTTTCCAATTCAGAAAAGATCAAGGTAACACCACAGATCGCAACTAGAGAACTAGGGCGGACTGGGTTAATTGAGTATTCAGGATTTGTTTACGAGGAACAACTCAAACAGCTTTCAAGCTACAACACCAGAGTGAGAATCTATAAGGAAATGTCAGAAAACGATAGCGTCATAGGCGCTATTTTGTTTGTTATAGATATGCTGATTAGGCAAGTGCCATGGAGAGTCCAAGCGGGGGGAGCGGATCCCAAGGATGAAGAAGCGAAAGAATTCTTGGAATCTTGTCTGCTTGACATGTCCAGCACATGGGAAGATACCATCTCGGAAATCCTATCGTTTTTGATTTATGGATATTCATACCATGAGATTGTCTATAAGCGTAGATTAGGAGAAAGTCCGGATCCAACAAGAAATAGCCGATTCAAAGACGGACGAATTGGATGGAGAAAGATCCCGATTAGAGCACAGGAAACTTTATGGCGCTGGATATTTGATGAGCAGGGTGGAATACAAGCTATGGTCCAACAGCCGCCACCGGAGTATAACCTGCGTACAATACCAATCGAAAAGGCTTTATTATTCCGGACCGGAACCCACAAGAACAATCCGGAGGGTAGATCGATTCTGAGAGTCGCATATAGGACATGGTACATCAAGAAGCGGATCGAGACGTATGAAGCGATCGGAGTTGAGCGGGAACTTGCTGGATACCCGGTCGTTTATGTGCCAGTCGAATGGACGGATGTAAATGCGACACAAGGCGAAAAAGACGCATATCAGCAAATGAAAAAGCTAGTTACAAACATTCGCCGGGATGAACAAGAAGGTGCGGTATTACCAGCAATATATGATGAGAAAAATAACCAATTGGTAAGACTTGAATTACTGACCAGTGGCGGCAGGCGAAACTTTGATACCAATCAAATCATAACCAGACTTGACCAAAGATTAGCAATGACAGTAATGGCGGACTTTATATTGCTGGGCACAGGGACACCGAATGGTTCATTTGCGCTTAGTTCAGACAAAACAAAACTGTTCGCTACAGCGCTTGGAACATGGCTAGATTCTATCGCGGCAACATTCAATCGTTATGCGATTCCAAGACTATTCTCATTGAATAATTTCAATTTAGAGAAACTACCGACATTAGAACATGGAGATGTTGAGACTCCAGATCTAACGGAACTTGGTGCTTATATTTCACAATTAGCGGGATCGGGAGCGCCATTATTTCCGGATAGCGAATTAGAAGATTACCTGAAAGAAATCGCCGGATTACCAGTAGCGGCTAAGGAATGAGTGCGATGTTTAGATTTAGGGAACCGAAAATTGTAGTCATAAGCAAGGCGCTACCACGCGATTCTGAATGGCGGGCACTACATGGAATAGCCGATCGAGCAAGACCGGAAATGATCGAAGCATTTTTAAAAGCTGTGGCTAGAACACAAGGAGCAATTGTTCTGAAAGATGTGGAACAAGCAATGGCTATGGGGGAACTTAATGCTGCAGTTAACGCAATCCCATGGGCAACATTTGTCCTCGAACTTGGTCAATTGGGATTGATATTTCAGGATGTATATCAAAAAGCAGGTGAAAAATCAATTTCATATCTTCCTAAAACTCTTCAAACAAAAGTCAATTTCACGATGTTGAACCCTAAATCTTTAGAGTTTATCAAGGAACACACCGGGAAACTAATCGTCGAGATAACAGAGGAAACGCGGCAAGCAGTTAAGGAGATTATTAACCGGGCTTTTATCGAAGGAATGCACCCATATGAATCGGCGAGGTATATCCGCCGAATAGTTGGACTGACTGTAAGACAAAGCCTAGCAGTAGACAATTTGAGAAAGTCCCTGACTGATAAGGGTATTTCTGCAAAATTGATTAAGAAACAAACCGAATCATACGCCAAGCGATTGCATATCTATCGTTCACAGAACATCAGTAGGACAGAAACTATAACAGCAGCCAATAGAGGGCAGCAGGGAATGTGGGACCAAACTGCAGATCAGGGATTAATTAACCGGGCAACGACAAAAAGAAAATGGATTACCACGCCGGATGATAGATTGTGCGAATGGTGTGCTAGTTTAAATGGGAAATTAGTGGCGCTTGACGAGGAATTCACTACTCCAATGTTAGCGAATAGAACGTATACGGCACTAACTCCAACACTACATCCTAGTTGTAGATGCGCTCTAGGATTAGTTTTCGATTAGATTTAATTTGGGGGGCAAATTTTTATGGGATCTATATTGCATGATGGAATCAAGAAACGCACTATAGAAGAAGCACACTACATTATTGAAAATAGGGCAACGATCAGAGAGACAGCCCAAGCATTTAGTGTAAGCAAGAGCACCGTTCACCGTGATATAAAGAAATTCTTAGAATCTCTTGATCAGAAATTATACGAAAAAGTAGACAAGGTAATTAATTTTAATCTATCAGAGCGGCATCTCCGAGGTGGGGAAGCAAACAGACTGAAAGCAAAAGAGCGGCAAAGTTCAAAGCTCAATGAAATTAAGGAATCATGTTAGATTTCATTGAAAGGGGAATAAAGGGGCACATGAGCTTTCTTAAAGATGAAATGATACCAAGCTCAACATATGTGATTCCAAGGGAAAGTAGAGACAAGCTCGAAGCTCTCCAGAGACAACCGATCATACATCCAAGCACAATTAATCTAAAGCCAGTCAGGTGCCCATTTTGCAAGCATCTTCTGGGATATGTTGATGGAAGAGCGCAAATAAAATGTTACAAATGCAAATTAATATATCTTTCTGAGGATACAAGAGTCGCGTCGACGACCAGTGCATTGATCTAATTAAGTGCAACTGGTTTGTCGACGCTTATTTTTGTTTTAAGGAGGCGATTCGAATTGCCTGCTCAAGAGTATCTAGAAGCAGTTCTTGATGCATTAAAGAAAATAGTACCGAAAGAAACATTCGACCAAATACACGCCTTAGCGCTTCCGGTTTCAGGGGGTAGGGCAAAGGCTAATCGTGTAAAGCAGCAGCGTCAAATAGAAAAGATTGAAATAGGTAATATGACACCAGAAAAATTAAAAGAGATGTCAGATGATGAAATATCATTGGTATGGTCCCAATTGAATCAAGGGTTTAATGATGCAAAAGAGAAAGGTCTAGATATCGAAGACTTTGTTAATTTTGGAAAATTAGTCATGGATGAAATTATGAATAGGGAAATTGAGCATGATATGGAATCAGAATTATCTAGATCAATAAGCATATTGGAAGAATCGGCGGAAATAAGTAAACAGAATTCAGGGGAATTGACCGGAGAAGCACATCCGCCGACTGAGTCTGATATAGGAGAAATACCCATTAATGTAATCCATATTGATATTTGTGGTGAGCCATTCATGGAAGAGCAAACTGCAAATGTATCCGATCAGGAAAAAAATGTTCAAAAAGATTTAAAAAACATTATTCCAAGTGCTGGAAATCCTAACTGTGAAATAGCATTCGTGGGCGCTTCACCCGGACGAATTGAAAAATTAAGAAGAGAACCATTAGTTGGTCCAAGCGGGGAAACATTCAACGATCAATATCTAGCACCATTAGGATTGAGTAGGAAAGAAGTGTTTATTACAAACGCGGTCCCAACATTATTATTGGACCAAAAAGGTAATGTGCGAGAACCAACCTCAGAAGAGATTGACACATGGCACGAATGGCTTATGGGTGAATTAGAGAGGGCAAATCCAAAGGTAATCGTAGCACTTGGAAAAATTGCGAGAAAAGCGCTTGATGGAGAAGCAGACTTTATTGTTCCACATCCTATGGCAATCCGTAGATTTGGAGATTCAGGAGAAGTAGGACGTAAAATTAAACAAATCAGAACAAAATTAGATGAAATCAATAAAGGACTTCCGGGTTTAGGAGATGTTCATATACCCACAACAAACTGGCGCAGGCTTAAGAAAGCTGATGCGAATATTTGGGATAATCCCGGCAAAGAGCCAATCCCAATTAAGATAAGTGGTTCAGAAGAATCCGGAATCTATGCCGATATAATCAAGGCTGATAATGATAAGCATCTTGTATATGGCGTGGTTTTGGAACCCGGTAGTGTTGATGCCCAGAATGACACTATAGGACCAGAGGAAATAGAGCGAGCAGCTCATGTTTATTTACAGGATTCCCGAATTATAGGGAATTCACATAAAGCGAAAGCAAGAGCTACCGTGGTAGAGAGCTATATCGCACCGATCGACTTCACACTTGGCGGACAGAAAGTAACAAAGGGAACGTGGATCATGACCGTCAAGATTAACGATGATAAACTTTGGCAAGAAGTCAAAGATGGGAAATTTAATGGTTTTTCAATCGGGGGATTTTCTAGGAGAATCCCAGTTGATAAACCTGCCAGTTAAGGGAGGTGATTCCCATCATCAACGAACTAAAGGGTCTTAGTGTGGAAGAAATTTCACTGGTTCAAAAGCCTGCTAACGAGCGGCGTTTTTTACTTTTAAAACAAAAAGGAGGTAGCGTTGTGGAACTAGGAAATGTTTTAAAATCCCTCGAAGATTTAGAGATCGATCTCGAAAATGAGGAAGCTATTGAAAAAGCGCTTAAGCAAGCCAAATTAAGTGACGAAGCATTTAAAGCTGTCAAAGGGGCACTCAAACTCATGTCGGCATATAAAGAGCAAATGCCAAAAGATATGATGAGAAGGATGGCTGAGATGGCTGGATATGAATTTGAGACTCCAGTAGAAGATCA